CAAGGAACTGCTCCAGCAGAAGGTGTTGATAATAATTTTCAAACTGGTGGTGTCGGTTACGCTGGTAATGGTTTATATATTCCAAATGTAGGATTTAAGGTAACTAAAAGAACAACTGCAACAGTTACTATATATAGGCCAAATGTAGTTGCAACAAATGGAAATTTTGCTGTTTACAACGCAACAACAGGCGGATGGAATTCTTCAACTACAACAGTAAATTCAGCCAATGACACTACATTTAGCGTCAATTTAAGTTCAAATATTACCCAAGATAAAGGTTATGCCATCTTGGGCGCATGGACAGCATCAGCAGAGTTATAAAAATGTACCAACTAATCAAAAACCATTTAACTGGTGAAACCAAAATAGTAAAGCGTTTGCAAGACAACGCTTTCATCCCATTTGACCCCGCTAACACCGACTACCAGCAATATTTAGCATGGCTTGCTGAAGGCAACACCCCGACTCCCGCTGACGAAGGAACACAATAATGGCGGCAATCAAAACTCGTTGCTGTTGAGCCTTTTTCTAGTTGCACACCCGTGATTTGCCATGTAGCGTTTAGTGTGCCAATTACGCTTACTGCACCAGTAGCAGAAATTAAACCAGAGCCAGTCCAAGCGCCCGCAGTTCCACTATATGTTGTACCCGTTCCAAGACCAAAATACAGTTGCATTCCAGCGGCGTTTGTTGTCGCCCATGTTCCAGTTGTGTCGCCAGCAATAGTTATTGTTTTATATTCCCAAGTGTTTGCTGATGAAATTGTGTATGTAAATGGATATGACCTATCAAAGGCGCCATTTCCAGCAACTCCACCAAATGTACCAGTTAAAGTTGATTTAACCCAAAAAGAAATTGTTATTGTTGCCGCTGATGCAGTTCCCCACATTAAATCAGCAATGTTGTATCCTTCAATGCCTTGGCGTACTAAAGCATATTGAGTAGCGGCAAGACTTGCATCCGCTGTTGTGGTTGTCCATTTCAATGAATTAACAAAACCTGTTGGCGCATCGCTAACTTGTTGTGCAGAAAAAGCGGCATCTGAAGAATTTTCAACTCTCCATCTATCTGGGCAATATGTGCTTGTTGTTACAGCCGCCCCCGCATTACGCTGGTCTATCACCATCGCTGAATTTATGAGTCTATTTTTAAAGCCATAAAGACCAGACGAACTCACACCATCCGATGTGGTCATCTTGTCTGCATTTACAACGCCATAAGCCATCTTTTATCCTTAAAGTACTAGCCAACGCTGGCCTGCGCTAATAGTCACCGCTTGACCACTTGCAATAGAAATCGGGCCAACAGAGAATCCGTTATTACCACTAGCAATCGTATAACTTGTCCCTACTGTCGTGCTATGCAACATGATGCCATTGGTAGCAATAGGTGCTGGCGCAGATAACTCACCCGTACTTGGTTTATACAAATACTTGGTGTTACCCGTATAGATCGTTGTTGGCGTACCAGAGGTAGCCGCCGCAAACAATGGATACAGGTTAGTCGATGTAGTTGTATCGTTGCTAATGCTTGCACCAGCAGTTATCGTTGCCCAAGATGAGTTAGTTCCATCTGTTGTTAGATACTTGCCTGAATTACTTGTCTGACTAGGGGCTAGAGCATTAAATCCCAATGTTGCCGTAGTCTGTCCTGTTCCACCATTAGCGATAGCAACAGTTCCAGTTACATTCGATGCAGTTCCAGTTGTATTCTGATTCAGCGTAGGAATGTCAGCGGCAACAACTGCCCTGAATGTTGGAACTCCTGCGCTTCCATTGGGTGCGGCTAAAAAATAATTTGCAGTCTTTGATGCGTATGGATTAAGAGTGTCTCCATAACCAGAAGCCAATGAAATAGTTGGGTCACCAGAAGTACCATTGCCGTGAGCAACAGAAATACCTGTACCCCCAGTAATAGTCACAGCATCAAGAGCGCCAGAACCATTTTGAGCAATCAACCCCGAACCACTCAAATTAACAAAATTAGCCAACTTGGTGCTAACACCAACAGTCATACTCCCACTGCTAGTAATAGGGCTATTACTTACAGTAATACCAGTTCCAGCAGTTATTCCAACGCTTGTTACTGTACCTACATACGCATCATTAGATGTAATTGTGAAATTAGGATAAGTTCCCGTGATACTTGTAGTACCAGCACCTGTTAATGCAACTGTTTGATCAGGAGCAGAGTTTGTAATGGTCAGAGTGCCACTTGATGTGATTGGGCTACCAGTAATGCTGATGCCTGTTCCAGCCGTAGCCGCCACACTTGTCACAGTTCCAACCGATACAGCACCAGTTTGTCCGTTAACAGAAGTAACTAGGTTGCTTTGGTCAATCTTTTGCCAAGTAGCCCCATTAAACAGCAACCAATCACCTATTTGCCAATCGGTAATGCCATCTAAGTTAGTGCTTCCTGCCGTTGCAACGATGTAGTAGTAACCATTTGTTCCTGTGCTACTCGCCAATGTAGGAGTATTGGTAGTTGCGTTCCATGTGCCTTGGTAACTAAGTCCACCAGCGACAGATGCCCAAGAAGTTGATGTTCCATTGGTTGTTAGGAACTTACCTGAGTTTCCTGTTTGACTAGGAATCAGGTTATCTATCTGGGTTTGTAGGGAGGCTAGGGTATCAAGGACAGACTGAGAAGTGCCGCCACCATTAGTAATAACTTTGATGGATTCCGCAAGGTCAGGAGCAACAACTTCACCAACATTGAGTTCAATACCACTAGAAAGGCTAATGATAAGGCTACCATCAAAATCGATACGAGCAGAGGTGACAGACACACCATCAATACCATCCACTCCATCACGCCCATCTCGACCATCTTCGCCTTTAACTCCCTGAACGCCTTGCTTTCCGTCACGTCCGTCTTTGCCATTGCGCCCATCCCTTCCGTCTTTGCCGTCTTTTCCATCTTTGATGGTGGCAACTCGTTTTTCAATGGCGTTTCCCACTTCGTCATAGCGAGAACGGATGTCAGATTCAATCTTTTTGAGGGCATCAACTACCAAGCCCACATTCTCACCAATGCGTTGCTTTTGAACCTCTTTGGCTTGGGCGACAGAAGCCTTAATCCCCTCCAAAACAGCCAATTGCTGTTCAGGATTCATGTTTTTAAGGATTAACTCCTTGGCTAGGCTTTCAATATCCATTATTCACCCTTTGGTGGGTTTGAAGATAGTTGTCTTGTCAGTTGATCAAGGAAGTCTTGCTCCATTCCTTGCACTTTGTTCTGTTTGTCAGCCATCTGCAACTCAACAATCTTGGATTTGTTCTTGATGTCTGCTTCTTTGAGCATCAACTCCGCAATCTTAACTCTTTTATCGAACTCTTTACTCGCTAAATCGTCTTGATTAGGTAGATTCTTGGTCAAAGATGCACTCATCTTGGCTTGTGTCTCTTGTGGCATCAACTGTGCCTCGACTGTCAACTTCTGAGCCTCTGCACGATTCTGTTCTGCCTGAGTAGTGTTGACCGCAATCTGCGCTTGTGCCGCTTGCAGAGCCAATTGTTGCTTAACTTGCTCCAATTGCTGTGCTTGTTCGTCAGGTTGGCTCATCTTATCCAAGGCTTGCATCAACTCGTACCTATTAGATAGGCTTGAATTGGACAAAATGCCCTTCAAGATGATTGGCAACACGGGAGTATTTGGGCCAAGCGTCTGCAATAAGCCAATAAACTGTTGTTGCTCGTACTCCCTAGCAATAATGCCAAGGGTAGCCGTAGGAATGAAGTTCATGTCCACAGAAGGATAACGCTCTGGGTCAAACTGCATGAAGCTGAAAGCCGCCTTCTTGATAAACGGGATTAAGAAATCCTCTTGGAAGTTCACCAAAGTGCGCTTGTACTTCTTGATGATAGAAGCGACAGCCATAGACATACCGCCTTGACCACCATCTCTAGCAACATTGCTAATCATGCCTTGAGAATCAAGAGTTCCCGTTGCTTGTAACAACATACGCTCAAAGTCTCGTGCCGTAGCCAAGTTGTTGGGGTCAGTTTGACCGAACTTGAAGGGGTAGAGAATCTCAGAAGGTGCGCCATTGGTGAGGATTGCCTTGCCAGGCTTTACCTCAAACTTCATTCCTCGTGGCAAACGGGTCGCATCCATAGCAATCATGGGGCTAGTGGTCAATGCCAAGGAATCCAAGTGGCTACGGGTCTGAGCATCAATAGCCTTTTGCATATTAAATGCTTTTTCTACTGTGCCTCTGCCCAACAAGCGGTTCGGAACTGTGTCATCCTGATAGGACAAGACAGGGCGATCCTTCATCATGTATGGGTTTTCTTCTGCTTTGAGCAGTTGACCATCATTGGCAATCACAACAATGGCTTCCACCATGTCTGTATAGTCTTCTGCCGCAGAATTCTCAGGGAACAACTCAACAATATCCTCGTTTTCCTTGAGATTGTTCAAGTATTCCCGTGGAACTAAGCCGTAGTAGGTCAACAACAAGACTTTCTCATCTTGATATTGGCTAACTTCTTGGGTAGGCTCAAGGTCTGTGTCTTCACCAGAGGTGGTAATGTCTACTTTGCGGTAGATACCCTTCTCTATGCCTTGGACAATCTTGTGGATAGAGACATATTTCTCGATAGCCACGCCCATACAGTCATCAATGGATGTGCCGTTAGGGTCAAACAAGAAGTTCTTGGGGTTGACGGGCATGATCTTCACGCCAATGCGGTCTTTTTCTAAGACTCCGATGGCGGCTTGTCCGACTTGGCCTGGGATTGCTTGCGTAGCGGGGATGTATTCCTTCTCCGTCTTGACAATAATCTCACCAATGCCTGTGCCGTAGATTTCAGCCATCAACTCGATTTGGTCAATGGACTTGCGGATTTTGTCCTTCTTGAAGTCTTCCATCAGTTGAGCCTTGATTAACTCAACATCTATGGGGTTGCCACCTACATCTTGTAGGTTGTCTTCAATATCAAAGAAGTCGCCTTGACCAAAGATTGCTTCCATGATCTCAGCATGGCGAGTCTCTACGGCTTGTTGGGTGGCGGGGGTGACGATTCTAGAACGCTCAGATTCACGGGTTTTGTCTTCAGAAGCCCATTGACCACGGAAGATGCGCTCGTACTCTAGCCAATCAGGAAGGAAGTTAACATCTCGGTAGTCACGCCACCGATTGCAGTGGTCTACAACAAATCCAACAAGTTCTTTGTCAGCCTCACTAGGCTCGTCAAACTCGTTTTGTTCCATACCGACTTCTTTATCTGTTGCCATTATCAAACCCCGCTTATTATGTCTACTGGCTCCCAATCATCTTCTTGATCGTCCACAAAGTAAGAAGTGACAGCCATTTGATCTATATATGAGAGAGCATCTGGCAAATCATCATGCACTCCAATGGCGGGAAATAAAAGAAGTTGATCTTTAAATTCATCCCAATCCTCCTCAGAGTTCAGCACAATACGTCCATGCTCAAACCGCCCTTGGAGACTCCAGATAATTCTGTCAGCCTTTTTCCTGTTGCCATGCGTTAAGTCAACTATGTGCGAATATACATTATTTTTACGCATTAAGTCAGACAAATATGGCAAAACTGCGTTTTTTAGCGCACCTTTCTCAATTCCAACACTCAAAGGCTTGTATTCACGCATCTTCAATAGGATCGTTGCCGCAGTCTCACGGATGTCCCAACGCCCATAGACAATCTCTTTGACAAACCATTTGCCATCATCCGTTACCTTGACAACAGCAATAGCCGTCTGGTCTAGCCTTTTCTTGGAATTAGCCGCTTGTTTGGCAACTTCCTCGAATCCTGCCAAGTCACAGGCTATGTAGTAACTGCCATATTCAGGCTCTTCCCCATACTTGATCCACTCTTCCTTGAAGATGTTGCTACCAGCATTGGTGAAACTAGCCATGTATTCTTGCTTGAAAGCAAAGGTAGACAGGGTTTTCTTGGCTGATTCAATCTCAGTTGGGTCGATCAGGGGGTTGTCTTGGGTGGTGAAGTGCCAAGATTTCCAGTCTTTATCCTCTGCGCTTTCGCCCAATCTAAACAGATCGTAGAACCAGTTTCTTCCTTTGGGAGTTCCGATGAACATGGCTCTTCCTTTTTTATCGGAGAGAGAGGCTCGGATAACTTGCTCCCACGCTTCGGGCTTGATGTCGGCAACTTCGTCAAGGACTGCGTAGGTGAGGGAGACTCCACGGAGGGTATCGGGTCTATCAGCACCTCGGACGTAGATGGTTGCTCCGTTGATGGTGGTGATGTCTTGGTTGTTGATGTGGGCATTTTGGATAACCTCTCGTCCTAATTCCATTAAAACTTGCCAAATAATCTGTCTAGCCTGACCATTGGTAGGCGCAACATAAAGCACCGCAGAACCCGCAGGGCATTTCAAGGCTTCAATAAGTAAGGTGACTGCCGCCATACGGGACTTACCGCATCGTCTTCCAGCGGCAATGACTTTGAACCTAGTCTTATCCGTAAAGACTTCTTCTTGCCAAGGTAGGAGGCTAAAGTTCAGATCACTCATTTGATGGTCAAGAATGGGTCTTGGTAGTTAAGGCTTTCAAATTGCTGATATGGTTGCTTTAGGCGTTCTTGCTCAAAGTATTGAGCCATGTCTTTATCCATAATCTGATGCAACCAAGCATCTCTAGCGTTTAGTTTGTCAGCAGTCTCGTAAATAGGCCATTTGCCACTTTGGATGTCTTTCTTCCAAATGTCGTATAACTGATCTTCGTCCGTAACAATGCGACCACCCACATAGCCAGGGACGGACACAAACTTTCCTTTATCTTTGCCTTCAGGAATCTGAATTCCCGTTGCATAGATAGTCATTGGGTTACCCTCTTGGTTTATAAAAGGGTTTCCAAAGTTTTACCGATGGTAGGCAACTTTGTTAATTTCCTGTGGGGTAAGCCCCATTCCCTGCAAATCACCAAACATATCAGCCATTTTTATCCTCCACATCTTGTGCGTCTATTGTCTCACCATGTGATATTTCGCCTATTCCAGTGATGTTGATGGTTACAGCACTACGGGATTTGCCTTCCTTCTCGAACATGGAAACGGGCAACA